AAACACTCCTTCACCAATAGAATAACTTTTTGAATTATCTTGAAAAACATATTTAGGATCATCAAAATCAGAAGTTACGTTTTTCGTTCCCATAATATTAGCAAAATCTGCTTGACGTTTTTGATTATCATCAAATCCTGCTTGCTTTGGGTTTGATTGTTTTAAAAAATAATTCTTAATTATTTCATCCTGTGCTTTCGTTAAAAATGTACTTTTTTCAAATTCATCAAGACCAGGGGCTTGATTACTCGTTATGTTGTTATAAAGTACATCAAATTTATTTGAGAAATCTAAAGCTGTCATATTACTCTTTTATTTGTGCTTCTACTGCAAACAAAGTTTCTTGATTCTTAGGCTCATTTAAGAACTTAGCTGCGTTAAATAATGTAGGATCTTCACCAGCATTACACAAAGGAACATTACCGTTTTTCAAGTAATAGAAATTACCACGTCTGATAATAATGCCTTTGTCAATAGCTTTATCAATTACAACTTTGGTATCAAGTAATTTATCTTTAGCAACATTTAAGAATATCTTTGGTTTTTGTTTTGCAATCTTATGTGCTAATTTAAGTAATTCACCAATACCTGCTGTTTTTGCTATAGGTTTATTCTCTATAGTTTCGATAATAACTTTAAGTTTATCTTTATCGTTCTTAATTGCACCAAGAGTAAGAATAACTTCCTCCTCAATAGAAAATTCATTAATTGCTTTTTCTGCTTCTTCTTTCTTCTTAATAAGTACATACTGATATGTCAACTTTGGTCTTTCTTCAAGTTCCTCAAGCGAAGGACATATCAAATCTTTATTAGCTAAAAGAATTTTATATTTAATATAATCTGTAGGAACACTCAAATCCAAATATGAATCATTTTTATCAAGTTCTACTTGTGCTGAAAAATTCGGATTTGCTGTTGACCAATAGTTTACTTCTGGTTTCTTATAAATGGAAAATACTTCATCTTCGTGATTAAATCCCATTATGTGTTCCAAGAATCTAATTTCATCATTTGTCAGAACATTGCAATACAAACCGTTTTTAAGTTTTGGTACTACAAATGTTCTAGTACAACCTTCAAACATACCATTATAGGCAACGTGTTTAGGATCTTTTACCCAATCATTACTCTTAGGTACTTTTCTAATAGTTACAATTTCATTACGCAAACAGTTAACGTATTCTACGTCGTCATCGTTTTTTGCTTTTTGCTTTGTAATTGGTTTCTTTTCTTCCTGTGGTTCTGGTTTTTCAACCACTTCCATAGGAATGTTAAAACTATCATCAATGTTGCTAATAACATCTATGTTACTATTTTCTGTAACTTCTACTTCTTTTTTACTCTTCATTTTTATAAAATTTTAAATCAACTAGTCAGAATGGCAGGACTCGAACCTACGAAATCTCTACATCCCAAATGTAGCGTGATACCATCTTCACCACATTCTGATAAAAAAGTTTACCTACATTGCTGTAGGTAAACTATAAAATATATGTCAATTAAAGTTTAATCAACGAAAACGTCTTAGTAGGATCTAATACGCAAACACCAAACTTACCAGACATCTTATGGATTACAGCAGAATCCTCGTCGAACGACATATAAGGATTACCCATTTGTCCAGTAAACGGATTACGCATACCCCATTGATAACCGGTGATTTCACTCTGACCTTCTACAGCGCACTTAAAGATGTTCGGAGCATCAGCAGTACCAACGTAGAAGAAGTCATATCTGTAAGACGATTTCAAACCACCATTTGGATCTGACTCCTTATTGAGAATTGGATCATCGTACCAAGGATCGACATCAACCTTAATTACGATACCATTAGGAGCCATATATTGTACAAACTGGAAGCCAGCTGACAATGCGTTTTGGTGCAACGGGCTATTAGTTTTTTGAATAACTGCCGGGCCGTTGCTAGTAGCAAATGTTTGCCATCCACTAACTTGCTGTAAAACAGCTTTGTGGAATTGAGCAGCACCACGTTCACCAGTCTTCAGAAGGAATGTACGCTCACTAAAATCAAGTTTTGCACTTGACAGATTGTACAGAATATCTTCAATCAACTTCAAGCTAAAGTCATTGTAATATTGAACGTTTGCTCTTTCGAGTTGCTCTAACAAACCGTCACCATTTTTAACAGCGTTACCAGACTTACCGATAGTCAGATATTCACCATTAGCACCACGAGTAGACTTACCATACATAAGAGCATTATTCATAGAATCCTCAAACTGTACTTGCAACTCATAATCAACATAGTGCATCCACATGTTAATAACATCGTGCTGAAGTTTACCACTTTCAGTAGTATTCTTAACAACAGGAATACCTACAGCCAATTTCTTATTAAGCATACTACCCGGAACTTTGGTCTGAATACGAATTGACGACCATTCGTTACGCATCTGTACAGGAGCTGCAAATCTGATGTCACCACCCTTACGAGACAGTTCAAACTCATTGAAGTATGCAATGATAGAGAACTTTTCACCAGGAAGTAATCTTTCTTTCGGACAACCTTGTCCTTGATCACCAAACATCTCTACTTTATAAACTGCGTTAGTTCCTTCAAACCTAGGATCGCCTAAAATCTTAAATTGGTAATTTCTATCATTACCAAAAATTGTTTCTTGATCTGCAAACCAGTCCTCTTTAAACACAAGATAGAACGGTACTACGTTAGCACCAACAGTAGCATTAGCATAACTAGCATCGATTACTACACCGTTTTCATCACGTGCTTCCAACAGAGGAATATTACGTCTGTTAGAACCAATTACATCCCACGTATATTCTGAATCATCAGCAAAAGTTTTAGTAGGATACTGTGACAAGAATGTATTTAAAGTTTTACCTCTCTTGAATGCCAAGAGTTGCACCATAATATTTGATGCTTTCTGAGGGCTTAATTGCCAGATTGAACCTAAGTGATTCTCTTTTGTTAAACCCTTCCAATGTGTAAAGGTTACTGTTTGAAACCTATTCAATGGATTACTCATATTTATATCATTTTAAAATTAAAAGCCAATTTTAATTAGATATCTAGTTTGTAACCTCTAAATATAGATTCTTCATCATTCTTGCCAGAAGTTAAAAATTCTAAGTTACCAGCAGTAGATGATGAATTACTCAGTAAGTTATCGAGATCTTTTAAACCTTTTGAAAGTTCTTTTTTAACTTTACCTTTAACTAGAGTATCTAAGTTTTTAAATCCATCAGTAAGAGTGTAAAATAAACTTGCATATTTCAAGAAATCATCTGGATTCTCTCTTTCATACTTTTGTACAGCAGTAAGAAGTTCTTTGGTTTCTGGATCTTTGTAAATTGGTTTTGAAAGGTTGTCATAAACTTTCTGTCTAACGTTTTTGTTAATCTCTAACTCCTTAAAGATTTTGTCATCTTCCAAAATTGATTTCTTTAGATCTTCAGAACGTTTTGCCAATTGTTTTTTTTCTTCTTCTTTCTTCTGTTTAGCTTCATTAATCATGTTTTGATATTGTTGTTTTGCTAATTTAACATTATTTTCTAATGCTTCTTTAGCATCTTCAATATCACTGTTAGCTTTGAAAGATTGTTCTACCAGTTTGTTTGCTTTCTCTGGACTCATATTATTTAACAAATAACTGTCTCTAATAAGAGCCTTACGCAAATTTTCACCTCTTTCTGATTCATCTAATATATCATCTTCAGATATAGATTCTAATTGTTGAATGTAGTTTTCATATCTTTGTATGTCTGTTACTTCAACTTGAGCATTTAACGCTTCATCTATTCTTCTTTGTCTTTCATCAAATTGTGCTTGCATCTGTGCTTCCATTAAATCAGCAAAGTCTTGCGCAGACTGTACTTTATTAATGGCATCTTCTTCTAAATCGGGGAAGAGATCTTCACGCAAAGAATTTGACAAAAGTTGCCATTTATTTTGGTTTTGAAGAGTAGTAGAAGATTTGGGAGAAGTTGATTTCTTTGTATCGTCGTCGACCTCTTTACCCCCCTCATTAGAATCCTCATTACCTACGCTCTCCGATTGACCATCGAATAATTCATCAACGTCAACCTCAGTAACTTTATTATCTTTATTATCTTCACTTTTGTTATCTGTAGGATCTTCATTCTCTACAGGTTTGTCTTCGTCTGTATTATCAAACAGACTTTCTATTTCGTTTGAATCATAAATATCATCCAAACTTAAATTAAAATCTCCCATATTTACTCTCTTTAAAAATTAACTGGCTGCAAAAATATACAGCCAGTTATAAAAAACCAATTATTTAAAAAATTTTTTAATTCCTCTATAAAATATTTTATTAATCCTTAAACAACGTAATATCATCTTTAGCGTCAACGTCTGTCATAACGTCTACATGCAACCAGTTTACACCATCTTCCATACGTATTGCACAAGGAAGTAAGAAACTGTTTTCCATTATTTTTCTACGCATTTCACACGCTGGCATTTTTGCTGATACTAAATCGACTGCTTTACCAAATATGTGTGCTGATAAATACATTTTACCAGCTTTAGTTTTGTCCGAAACTATTTGACAAGTATTTTCTCTTAAACCACGTTGCTGGTTTTTGCCACCGTATTTCCAATCGTTACATACCAAAGGTACTCGCAGAATATCTCTACGTAATATTATTAACAAACTCAATAACTTTTCATCAAGAAATTTCCAAGCCTGTTCACCCCATCGTTTGTAAACTGCTTCTGAAACCAATTCTTGTATGCTAAAATATTTTTTAAGATTCTCTATCAATATCTGTCTGCTGTTCTTCATCTTCGTTACCAAATAAATAATTTAAATCACTTTCATCATAACGTATTCTCTTTAAACAAGGGTTACGTTTGCAACCTTCGTTTACTACTTTTTGAACAATAGATTTAAGTTTCATTAAATCTCTAAAGTCTCTTTCGTGCATTTCACGATATGCAGATAGCTCTTTATTTAGCATATCTATCTGAGCATCGTAATGAGCAGCTTGTGTTTTTATTACTTCTTTAAGATTTTCAATTTCACTTCTGTCGTTTTCCTTTTTTAATTTATCAACTTCGGTTAAGAACTTTTTTCTTGTAAGAAAGAATGTAGCAGCACTAGCAGCTATAGTAGAACCGGTAGTTATCAAAGCTTCTATTAACATATCTTAAAAATCTTTAAAAGTTTAAACACTAAAAAGCAAACAAATCCAATACCCAAACACATTAACACAATTTGCCAGTTTTTTAATTTATTTACTTCAACTTCATTTGTTATATATACAGGATATTGTACACTATCGTTTATTACCACTGTATCGTATTTATATTTATATTCAAATTTTGTTTTCTCTTTATAAATAAATACAGTATCACCTTTTACATATCTATCTACACTATCCTTTATGTACACACTATCATATTTTATTGTTTCCTTGTATTCTGTTTTTATTTTTTCAACTTCTACAGGAACTTCAATATATTTAGTAGTGCCACAAGAAAACAACAGAATACTTAAAAATAATAAAATTAATAATGTATTATTCTTCATTGTCTGTATTGTTTAATTCACTAATAATAGTATTCACATTGTTTACAAATTTAGCAATCAACGATAAATCTGTACTATTTATATTATATGTTACTTGATCACCGTTGATATATACATTTACATTGTTATCACTCATCTGTGAATCTGTGTGTGACATATTACAATAAAAAAACGTCAAATTATTTTCACCGTTTTTTGTAAAATTACCACGAACAAATAAATTTTCCGCATTATTATGCCAATCAAAGTTTCCGTTTATTGTCATATTAGTTATCGTTATCATAATATTATTATATTAATTGTTAATTTGCAATAATAACAATTATCGAAAAATAAAAAGGGTGCCAAAATTATTTTTTAGCACCTAACAAAAATTTAAATTTATTATACATCTTTTGAACAATAAAACCAATCAAGTATGCTGCATCCTCTCCATCTTCTGGAACATCATAATACCTACATATATTTGATTGTACATGTTTTGCTTCGTGTACTATAGTATTTATTAACTGTTCTACAGAAGAAACGTTAGATATTCCAACAATACTCAACCGTTTTGAAAAATCAGTTTGTGTAAAACCTGTATCTTCAGAACCTAAGTATACATTATACACAACGATTATTTTCCAATATCCATTAACGTCAATCTCTTGATAAATCATAGCATTTCTTCCCAGTCAATAGCGATACCCATATAACACATATCAGCATACCATCTGTTAAATACTAAACCGTCAACAGCATCTGGATCATCGATTACGTCTTTTACATACTTCAATAGATGTAATTCGTCTATGATTGATGAATTTAAGAAATCTGCTTTGCACATATTAGCAACATATACCGAATCGTATAACTGATCATTCTCTAATACAAACCCATTGATATTCATTTTATCGAATAATTCATCTTTAAGCATTGGTTGTATCTTTTGTATTTTACCATTAACGTTTCGTTTCATTTTACTAACTGCAAAATCGCATAATTTCTTATTAAAATGTGGTCCATAATTTCTCATGTATATCATCATAGCTTCTGGATATACATCATATTGTGTAAAGTTTACTCTTTCCATAGTTATAAAAATTAAGGGTGGTTGCCCACCCTATTAATTATCGCATTCTTCTATAGCTATAACGAGATTCCATTTCGTCTGGATCTTTCTTATACATAGTTCTTTCATAATAGTCATCATCATATTGATTACATTCTTCAATACAATCAACTATCATTCCAGCATATTCTTCCATCTTTTTAGCTTTATCAAGCAAATGCTCTTTATCTCTTTTAGATTTAAATGATAAAATCACCATAATATTAAGATTTTGTGTCTTCTTTAGATTTAACTAAAGTAGCTATCATACTTTTTAATTCAGAAACTTGATCTTGTAAAGCAGTAATTGCTTTATCATTCTCCTTATTTGCTTTCATTGTGGGGTTTAACTCCTCTAATGATTCTTCATATAAGGATAAACGTTTCTCTTCTTTCTTTGCATTTTCTATTATTCGACTTGCATTCTGATATTTAGATGTAATATATGAATTAAGAATATCTTTATTTTCTGCAAGAACAAAAGAATTATCACCAAAATCAGCTATTGTTGAATTTGGTACATCTTTAAATTCCCTTCTTTCACCATTTATTGTTGCTATAATATCAACAACTGATTCAAAATTAGGATTAAACGTTGCATATTTTGGTCTTGGTAACGATACCCTTTCTACTATTCCACTAAATACTTTGGGTTTGTTATTCACATCCCAAATATATAATACGCTATTTTGAGTTAAATTTGAAAACATAATTAAACAATTTTATTATTTACACTGTTGTTAATAATTGCATTGAACTTGCACATTTGTCATACCAAATAAGGTATACACCAGTACTTGTTATTTGTGCTCCAGTTGCAGCATCGCCTCCTAAGACAGTTAGTGTCTGTAAGAATTCGTTTGAACTGAAAACAACAGGGAGTGCTGCGCCTCCCGCTGGCACCTCCTGTGTAAGTCTAAAAGCAATGATTCCACTATCAGCTAATCCTCTAAAGGCTCTTTTAGGAATACCAATTACAACGTTATCTGTATTTACAGTAACTGATGTACTAGCTATCATAGGAATACCTCTAATATTTGAAAAATTAATAGGAAAGTTAGTAGTAGCCATATTACCCTCCCTTCTTATTAACTCCAAAAATTATTCTGTGAATAAGGATAATATCCATTGCCAATATAAGGAGTAGTGTTTGCTGCTATCAAATTAGGCCATTGTACTGGTACAGTATT